ATAGTTTAACACCAGTTGAACCTAAAATGCCTGATTTTAAGGTTTCGACTCAATATTATCAGGTTGAAAATGGTTTTGATCGACTTGGAATGGGTCGTGAGGACGAATATTTTTGGAAAACAGCAAAAGAACAAGAAAATTTACTAAAAACGGAGAAAAATGATGACCAATCATGATTTTTTAGACAATTTAGCTAATAATCAGCATCAAAAGATGCTTCGTGAAATTTCAAACGATGATCTAACTCCCAAAAAGAGAGATACTTTAGAGGAAACTGAATTATTTGAAGCCGAAATCGATCCAGAACCACTATACGAATAAAATTGCTAAATTACCTTAATAAATAAGTTATAATCGCCATATTTTTGTGCCTTTAGAAAGGGTAAGTCAAGGTTTTAAAGATATTAGTATGACCTTTCAGAGTAATCCTCTGACTGGTGATCTAATTGCACTTAAAAATGAAAATGCAATTGCTCGTTCTATACGAAATATTGTATTTACAATTCCTGGTGAGAAGTTTTTTGATGAAACTTTTGGTTCTACCATTAGTGAATCAGTTTTTGAAAATATTGACAACTTATCGGCAATTATAATCAAAGACCAGATTACAGAATCAATTGAAAGATTTGAACCAAGGGTTAATTTAATTAAAGTTACCACTTCTCCCGATTTTGATAACAATAGTTTTGATGCAACTATTGTATATGAGATTGTTGGTGCTGATATACCATCACAAGAATTACAATTTGTTTTGCAGAAAACTAGGTAAAAAATGCCATTAGCTAATTTCACAAACCTAGACTTTGGTCAGGTTAAAACAACACTTAGAGAATATCTAAAAGAAAACTCTAATTTTACTGATTATGACTTTGAAGGATCTAATCTTTCAACAATTTTAGATGTTTTGGCATATAATACTTACATTACCTCATATAATGCGAACATGGTCGCAAATGAGGTTTTTATTGATAGTGCAACATTAAGAGAGAATGTTGTTTCACTTGCAAGAAATATTGGATATCTTCCACGATCCAGAACGGCATCCAGAGCAACAGTAGGGTTCTTTGTTGATACTTCTAACATAACTCCCACACCGAGCACAATAACGTTAAAGAAGGGCATTATAGCAACGACTCAGGGTTCTTTTGGAAATCAATCATTTGCATATTGTATACTAGAAGATATAACAGTTCCAGTTTTTGATGGTGTTGCATCATTTGATAACATCTCAATCTATGAGGGAAACCTTCTTACATCCAATTTTACATATAATGCTAGAGTACCCAATCAAAAATTTATTCTTGCAAATAGTGGCATTGATACTGATTTAATGACTGTTACAGTTAAACCAAATGAACAGTCTAGTAGAAGAGTAAAATATTCTCGTCAAGATAGTCTTTTTGATATTGATTCAAATTCAAAAGTATATTATCTTCAAGAAGTTGAAGATGAACAATACCAAGTAATTTTTGGTGATAATATTTTTGGTAATAAATTAGATGATAATAATTTTGTTACTATCGATTATATTACATCTAGTGGTGATTCTGCAAATGGAATAAGTCAATTTACGTTTTCTGGCAGATTGACATATACAAGAAATTCTCAAGAATATACAGTAACTTCTGGAATTTCACTCTTAACAACTGGCATTTCATCATCGGGAGGTGAACCTATTGAAGGTGTAGAGTCAATTAAGAAGTTTGCACCAAGAATATATGCTTCACAAAATAGAGCTCTAACAGCAAATGATTATGAAACACTAATTCCTGCTAAAATTTATCCAGAAACAGAATCTATTTCAGTTTTTGGTGGTGAAGAGTTAGTTCCTCCACAATACGGCAAAGTATTCATTAGCATTAAACCTAGATTTGGAGATTTTATTCCAAATTTAATCAAACAAAATATAAAAACAAAATTAAAGAAATATTCTGTTGCAGGTATTGTTCCAGAAATTTTAGATCTTAAATATTTGTACTTAGAAGTAAATACAAAAATTTATTACAATACTAATTTTGCACCATCAGCACCTTTCGTTTCTACAGTTGTTCAAAACAACACTACAAAGTATTCTGAGTCTACAGAATTGAATAAGTATGGTGCAAGATTTAAATATAGTAAATTCTTAAAAATGGTTGATGATAGTCATGAATCTGTAACTTCTAATATCACAACTGTGGCTATGAGAAGAGATTTGAGAGTTGTTTTAAATACATTTGCAGAATATCAAATTGGATTTGGAAATTCCTTCCATATTAAAAATATAAGTGGGTATAATATTAAGACATCTGCATTTAGAATTGCAGGAATTCAAGAAAATGTATATTTGTCTGATATTCCCAATACAAACAGAGTAACGGGAAATTTATTTTTGTTTACTTTACCATCTGTTGGATCTCAGTCTCCTACTATTGTCAGAAGAAATGTGGGATTCATTAATTATACAAGTGGAACTATAACATTAAATCCTATCAATGTTTTAGCAGGAAAAACAATAGATGGACAACCAACTATTGAGATTGAGGCAACTCCAACTTCAAATGATGTTGTCGGATTACAGGATCTTTATTTGCAACTAGATATAAGTAGCAGTAATTTTGAAACTGTTGTTGATGATATAGCATCTGGATTGGACCCATCTGCATCTAGTTACACTGTATCTTCAAGTTATCCAAATGGTAATTTGGTTCGTTCAGGTGGTCCAGGAGCAAATATTGTCACTGGAACACCAACAGGAGGTTCTTCTACTTCCACGTCAAATACAACCACTCAACAAACATCAACACCAACATCCACATCAACAGCTGGATCATCCTCATCGGGTTCAATCTCATACTAAGAAGATAAATTCATAAAATGTCAGAAACTAGAGTTCAATTTAATACTATTGTATCCAGTCAACTTCCTGCATATGTTAAGGAAGACTTTCCACTTATCTCTGAATTTTTAAAACAATATTATCTTGGTCAAGAGTATCAAGGTGGACCAATTGATTTGATTCAAAATATTGATAAGTATATCAAATTAGATGAAACTACAAATTTAAATGAATCTGTAGTATTGAATGATGATATAGAATTTGATGCAACAATTATTAATGTTGATCCTGGAAAATCACCAACTGGAACTAATGGATTTCCAGACTCTTATGGACTCTTACAGATAGATGATGAAGTAATTACATATACTGGAAAAACTAATTTTGCATTCACTGGATGCATTAGAGGATTTGTTGGAATTACTTCTTATAAAAGTGAACTTAGTAATGAAGAAGTAGTATTTGTAGAAACTGAGTCCGAAGACCATGAAGAAGGGTCTGTTGTTAAAAACTTAAGTTGTTTATTTTTAAAAGAATTTTTATTAAAAACAAAAAATCAATTTTTGCCTGGATTTGAAGATAGAACCTTATCATCAGGATTAAATCAAAATTTGTTTATAAAACAAGCAAAAGATTTTTATCTCAGTAAAGGGACAGATGTATCTTTTGAAATTTTATTCAAAGCTTTATATAATGAAGATGTAAAAATTATTAAACCTAGAGATTTCTTAATTTCTCCCTCAAATGCTCAGTATAAGATTACTAATAGTTTAGTAGTAGAAGCAATTGAAGGAGATCCTACAAATTTAGAAAATGCAACATTATTTCAAGATGATTATGAATTTGGAGTTAACTTAAGCAAAGCATATGCACCAATTACCGACATTGAAAAAATATCTGTAGGATACGGTCAAACTTTCTATAAAATTAATTTTGATGGTGGGTATAATAGAGACATTAGTGTAAGTGGATCTATGTATGGTGAATTTGATGTAGAACCATCCACTAGAGTTATAGGAAATGTTGAATCAGGTACATCAGTGCTTGATGTAGATTCTACTGTTGGATTTGGAACTACAGGAGAATTGTATGTATCATATAGTGATGCTACTACAGGAGTATTGTCTTATACATCAAAATCTTTAACTCAATTTTTTGGAGTTAGTAATTTAACAAATAAAATATCTGACGCCTCCACAGTTGGTATCAATACGTTTTCCTACGGTAGATCTATTTTAAATCAAGACGAAATTATTAAAGTCAGAATAAATTCTGTCTTAGGATCAATTAATTTACCGTCAGACACAAGTAATTTACCAAAAGGTGGGAAACTTAATGTAACAACTCTTGGAGTTTCGGAAGATAATAAGAAAACAAATAATTGGATTTATAATGTATCTCCGATCTATAAAGTAAATAAATTAGAATTATTAGATTCTTCTGATAACACATATAAAGTTACAATAAATGTTCAATCTTTTATTAAATCCGGTAATTCAGTTAAATTAATTTCAAGTGATGGAATTGAAAGGATATCCACAGTTATATCAGATATTTCTAAAAACTCTTTTACTATTAGAGGACAAGGAGTATTAAATTCAAATCTAACATATAAAATTCAAAGAAATATTTCAAAAGGATTTTCAAAAACATTTTCTAATATCTCTTTAATTTCTACTGACGTAGATAATGTTTATAAGAAAGAAAACAACTATCTTGTTGCATCTCCATCAATTCCAAATTATGGATCTCAATTATTAGATGCTTCTATAAGATCTGTCACTTTTTCTGGAACATTTAGTGGAAATGTATTTGAAATTTCTCCTGGTGTTGAGCATGGACTATACACGGGAGATTCTGTTTATTATTCTGCAGGATTAGTTAACGAAAATTACATTGATGATTCTGGTAGTTCTGCGTCTAGAATTGTTAGAGGAACTGGTTTATTTGATGATGGATTGTATTTTATCAAAAGAATTAATGGATTTACTGTGCAATTTGCAAAAAGTAGAAATAATATCCTAAATTCCGTTTTCGTATCAGTTTTAAATGAAGTTACTGTATCTGATAGTGTTGTAAAACCATACGAATTTAACAATAAAACTTTAGTATCACAAAAAATATTAAGAGAATTTTCTGAACCTATTGATGATGGATCAATTAACAAAACAGAACCAGGATTTACTGGAATGTTTGTCAATGGTGTTGAATTATTAAATTATAAGTCAAAGGATGTAGTCAGATATGGAAAAATAGAAAATATTGAAATTCTTTCTCCTGGTACAAATATTGATGTAATAAATGTTCCTGATTTAATTATTAAAGACTCTGTTGGATCCGGTGCTACTGGATACGCAGCTGTTTCTGGATCTTTTGATGAAATTAGAGTTGTAGATCCTGGGTTTGATTATGCAGAAACTCCTGTCCTAAAAATTGTAGGTGGAAATGGAACAGGTGCTTTTGGTCAAGTTAATACAAAACCTATTATTCATAAAGTAGAATTTTTTGCAGATGAAGTATCAAATCAAGTTGTTATTGGGACTACATCATCTCAATCTATAATTGGATTTTCTACATATCATAAATTTAGAAACGCAGAAAAAGTAATTTATAAAACATCAGATCAAGATGGAATAAGTGGCATAGTCACTAATTCGTCTTATTTTGTTTCTACCATTAATGACACTTCTATCAGACTGCATAAAACTCAAGGAGATGCAATTTCTGGTATTAACACTGTATTTTTAACATCATATGGTATTGGCAAACATTCAATTCAATCTTTTGATAAAAAATTAGTAGTTGATTCCATTAATATTGTTGATAGTGGTTCTGGGTATGAAAACAAAAAAAGAACGGCACCATCTACCTCATTAGGTATTAGCACAACCACAGACTCAATTTTAATTTCAAATCATGATTATAAATCTGGAGAAAAAGTAAAATATACATGTACCGGAACTGCTGCTTCTGGACTTTCTTTAGATACTGAATATTATTTGACGAACGTCGATAATAATTCTTTCAAGTTATCTCAGATTGGAGTTGCATCCGACGTAGAATTTTATTATAGAACAAAACAATACGTAGATATTAAATCTGTTGGTGATGGAACTCATATTTTTAATTATCCAGATATTTCAGTAAATCTTATTGGAAATATTGGAATATCGTCTATTGGATCAGAAACTTTTGAAGCATCTTTACAACCAATTGTTAGAGGTGAAATAACATCAGTTCATCTTGAAAATACTGGTGTTGGATATGGATCTTCCGAAATTATAAATTTAGATTATCAACCACAAATATCATTAGATTCTGGAATTGATGCTCAACTTAAACCAATTATTAGTAACGGAAGAATAGTTCAAATTATTGTATTAAATTCAGGAAGTAGATATTTTTCTAATCCAGATCTTATAATCACTGGTAATGGAATTGGTGCAGTATTAACACCAATTATTAAAAATGGATCAATAGATTCTGTTAAAATAATTGAATCAGGATCTGGATATTCAGATACTACAACTGTAAGTGTTATTCCTTCAGGATCAACACAAGTTCTTCCTGAATTTAGGGCAAATATTAAATCTTGGAGAGTAAACTTATACCAAAAATATTATTCATATTTTACTGAGGATGATGGTATAATCTGTGACGGAAAAGAAGAACTTCAATATTCCCATGTTTATGCTCCAAGAAAATTAAGAGAATCTGTTTATTCTTTAGATCAAGACGGAAATATATTGTATGGACAATTTGATTTATTAAAAGTCAATGGCGTTGAAAAAGAATCATCTGACCATTCACCTATTCTTGGATTTGCATATGATGGCAATCCAATTTATGGTCCATATGGATATAATAAAAAATCTGGTGGTACAGTATCTCAAATGAGATCTGGATATGAATTAAATTTAAGTGAAAATAGACCACCAACTTCTATTTTTCCTGAAGGTTTCTTCGTCGAAGATTACATACATTATGAAGTGCCAGATGAAACTGTTCTTGATGAAAATAACGGTAGATTCTGTATAACTCCAGATTATCCAAATGGAACTTATGCATATTTTTTAACCACTAATGACAAATTTTCTGCAACTTCAGGAATATTTGAAAAATATAGAGAACCTGTTTTTCCATATGCAATAGGTGAAAATTATCAATCGATTCCAAATAAATTTAATTACAAACTATCATCAAATCAAAATGATTATAATCTTACAGAAAACGAATGGAGAAGAAATACAAGACCGTTTAATTTAATCGAAGGTGATTCTGAATATCCATATTTGTATATTCCAAATAAATTAAATCAAACTGCAGATGTAATATCAACCGCACCAGGCAAAATTTCTAAAGTTGGCATCATAACTGGTGGCAATGAGTATAGAGTTGGTGAGGAATTAGTATTTGATAATAGTGAGACAGGGGGGAATAATGTATCTGCAAAGATTAGTAGATTAAAAGGAAGATCTGTAAACAATATTAGTGTTGCTTCAAGTATTCTGGAAAATGTTGAGTTTTATCCCGGAGAATCTAAAGGTGAATATTTAATTTTTGCAGACAATCCACATAATTTTGAAAATCTTGATGTTATTTCAATTTCTGGATTATCAACAACATCTTCTGGAATTGAAGGTTCTTATAACGCTGGTATTCAGACTAATAGATTAACTTTAGCTGGAGTAGGAAGCACTGGAGTATCAATAGGAACTACTGGTGCAACTGGTATTGTTACTTACTTTAGAGTTACCGGTAATTTATCATATCCAAGCATAAGAGAGAATGACATTCTCTCGGTAGGAACGGAAAAAGTAAAGGTATTAAACGTAGATGGACTATCCTCTAGAATTAGGGTTTTAAGGGCAGTAGAGGGGACTACAGGCACCTCTCACACGATCGGTAAGTTTATCTATGAAGTGCCAAGAAAAATCAAAATTAATGCAGGATTTAAAACAGATTATGCACATACTTTAAACAAGCAAATTTATTTTGATCCTTCAAGTTCTGTTGGATTGGGAACAACTGCTGGTGTTGGTATTGGAACAACAATTTCTTTTGCCAATCCAGGATCTGGTGCAACTCAAGCATTTATTCCAACTAAAACAATTTTTATTAAAAATCATAATCTAAGAACTGGAGATCAACTAACATATTCTCCAGGGAATGGTGGAAATGGTATTATTGTTCAGGATGAAACGAACGTTGGTGTAGGAACAACTTTATCTGATGGACAAACATTATTTGTTGCAAAAATATCCGAAGATTTGATTGGAATTGCAACTATTAGAGTTGGACTTGGAACCACAGGTAATTTTGTCGGAGGAGCTAATACAGATTCTTCTACATTGTTCTTTAGAAATGTAGGAACAGGAGATACTCATAGTTTCACTACGAATTATGATGTAATTACGGGAGATGTTCAAAGAAACTTGGTTACTGTTTCAACATCGGCAACTCATGGTTTAAGTGCTCCTCATAATATTTTTGTAAATGTGAATCCACAGAATACTGGTATTGTAACAGTAAAGTATGATGATTATAACTCAAGAGTTATAATAAATCCTATTGGTTTTGCAGCTTCTGGAATAAACACATCAACAAATACTATTGCATTATCTTCTCATGGATTTAAGACTGGAGATAAAGTAATTCACACTTCTTCAACTCCATCACAAGGATTGGAAAATGAAAAGATGTATTATGTTGTTAAAGTCAATAATAATAACATAAGATTAGCAGATACTTATTTTGATTCGATTCAATCAAAACCAAGTGTTGTAGGTATAACCAGTGCTTCTCTTGGAACAATTAGTCCAATCAACCCACCAATAAGTTTATACAAAGATTCTGTAGTAACATTCGATCTTTCAGATTCCTCACTTTCTTACAGTAAACAGGGAACGTTATACTCAGCATTTGATTTCAATCTTTATACAGATAAAAACTTTACTAAACTTTGGAATAAGTCTAGTGATAGCACTATATTTGAATTTTTAAAAGATGGGAAAGTTGGTACTGTTGGAGCAAAGGCTACGTTAACTGTTAATGAAAATATTCCACAGATATTATATTATAAATTAAATGTTTTAGAAGAAAGTTCTATTCCAGAAGTTAAAGAAAGAATTTCTACTGACAGTGAAGTTGTTTCTGGAAGTGAAATAAAAACAAAAGAAAGTCTTTATAATGGAAAACATACTATAAGACTTGCAACAACTTCAGCATTTACATATTCTGTAGTGAACGTTCCAGAAAAATTATCCTATGGAACATCGGCCGATATTTCATATGAAACTGATTGTACTCATACTTATGGAACAATTTCTAAAGTAGATATAATAAATTCTGGTTCAAATTACTATTCTTTGCCTGGAGTTACCACAGTCACAAGTGTTTCTGGTAACGGTGCTATTTTTGAAATTTTTGGATCTGATGTTGGGTCTATAAAATCTATCAATATTAATGATATTGGATTTAAATATCCATCAGACAAAACTCTTAATCCTAGAGTTCTTCTACCTCAGGTAATTAAAATTGATTCTCTTGCATCATTTGAATCTATTGGAATTACTTCATTTGGTAGAGGATTTATAGTATCACCAAAATTAGTAGTTGTTGATGGAAGGACTAAAAAAGTAATTCCTAAAGTAGATTTTAAAGTAACACCTGGAAAATCAAATATAGAAATTCTTGAAAATACTGGTGGAATGTCTAATGTTACACCAACAATTATTCCAACTCAAAGTGGAGCTGGTGTTGGCATTAATTCAATAACTTATACATCATCAACTGGAATTGCCACGGCAACTCTATCAGTAGGATTTAGCACAATAAATGCTTTCCCATTTGTTGTTGGGGATAAAATCTTAATTGAAAATACAAGTGTTGGTGTTGGATCAACTGGAATAGGATATAACTCCTCTGCCTATGATTATCAATTGTTCCCAGTAACTGCAACTACTGAAAATCTTGGTGGAATTGGTAATGTTTCGTTTAACGTATCAGATTTTCTTACAGGAAGTGAAATTCCAGGAAATTATGACATTATAAATTCTTCTGGAAAAATGCTTGCACAAAAACATTTTCCAATCTTTGAAACTAAACTGACTACAAAAACATATATTAAAGGAGAAGTTGTAACTTCAGATTCTGCATCTGGAATTGTTGATAGTTGGGATGTAAAAACTACAGCATTAAAAGTCTCTTCTGATGAAAATTTTGTAGTTGGAGAAATTATAAAAGGAAAAAGTTCAGAAACTCAAGGAATTGCATCATCTATCAAATCATTTGAAACTTATGCAGATTTAAATTCTTTCTCAAAATCTACAGACGGTTGGCAAAATGATGTTGGATTTTTAAATAAAGATCTTCAAAAAATTCAAGATAGTTTTTATTATCAAAATTTTTCATATTCACTTAAATCTAAAGTTCCTTATGACACTTGGAATGATTCTGTTTCTAGTTTAAATCACACTTTAGGGTTTAAAAAGTTTTCTGACTATCAACTTGAATCAACAAGTGATGCCAACATGTCTGTTGGATTAACTACAGATACATCTTACTTTAGTGCCGTTAATCACCTTGATGGATTTGCAAGTATTAATTGTGTGTATGATTTTGATTTAGTTGCAGAAAACAACTTAAATCAAAATTCAAAAACTATATCTGACGAAATTATATTTTCAAATAGAATTTTGACTGATTTCTTTGAGTCTGTTGGAAACCGAGTTCTTTCAATTGATGATATAAGTGGACAATTTAATAGTAATCCAAGACCGACTAATTTTAGCCTTGCAGCATCTACATCTCTTTCGACATCTAGACTTCAAAAATATGTAACATATGTAAGAGATAAGAGATTTGTCGCACAAAGACAATTAATGCTTGTTGATTTATTGCATGATGGATCTAGAGGATATATCAATCAATACGCCAGGGTTGAAACACAGTATGATCAAGGATCTTTTGACTTCGTTGCTAGTGGATCTGATTCGCAATTATTATTCTATCCAACAAGATCTTCAATTAATGATTATGATATTGTTACTCTTGGATATAACATTGGCGATGCTGTTGCTGGAACAGGAAGCACAAGTCTTGGTGGTGTAGTATTAATTGATACTGATAGTGTTGAGATTCCTACAAATACCACTAAAACTATTGTTTCAATAGCTAATACATACACTTCTGCAAAAGTTTTAGTAAATATCAATCCAGATATCTCTGGAAATGAATTTGAAGCAATTGAATTAAACATAACTCATGATGGAACAAATGTAGAAATGCTTGAATATGGTAGGTTGTCTACCAATCTTGGTGAATTTATGACATCCGGTATTGGAACCTATCATGCATATATTAATGGATCATCATTAAAAGTTGATTTTATTCCAACAGCTACAGGTATTGGAACAACAGGTTCTATTAATACAGTCACAGTTGGACTCTCTACCGATACTGTTACTGGAATAGGAACGATTGAACTTAAGAGATCTAAGTTAGAGGGAAGAACTACAAGTATTTCTGCATCAGGATCTCCTGGAATTACTACTGTTGCAGAGTATTTGGATACTTATGATGGTGCATATTTTATAGCACAAGTTACTGATACTACAAATACATCAACTCAATTATCTGAAATTGTTTTGGTTGATGATTATGTTGATGCATCTAGTGATCGTGAAGTCTATATGACAGAGTATGCAAATATTGAAACTGCCGCAGGTCTAGGAACATTTGGATCAAGAGTTTCTGCAGCAGGAACTGTCTCTCTTGTGTTTACTCCAAATCCAAGTATTGATGCAGTTGTCAACATTTATATGAATGCACTTTCTGTAGATGAAAATATCGAACTTCCATCTTCCATACAATTTACAAATGCATCTATAAATGATGGTCTTGCGGAATACTTTGGAACAGAATCTGACATTAAGAGGGAGTTTGAATTGAGTCATGAGAATGAACCAATTTTTGAAAAATACTTCCTTGGTAATAGTAGTGATATTGTTAACGTAACGACTAATGCAATTAAAGTTCCAAATCACTTCTTTGTAAGTGGAGAAAAACTTAGATATGTTCATGTCGGCACAGCTTCATCTGCTGTTGGTATTGCAACCACGACTTTTGTTGGTGTTGCTAATACAACTTTCCTACCTGGAGAAAATCTATTTGCTGTTAAGGTTGATGACAATAATATTAGAATTGCTATCAGTGCAGAAAATGCACTTAAGTCAATTCCTGAGGTCGTTAATCTTGAAAGTGTTGGCATAGGAACATCTCATAGATTTATTTCAACAAATCAAAATGCAAAAGTAATCGTTGCTCTTGATAATCTTATTCAGTCTCCTATTGTATCTACAGCAGTAACAACTACTCTTTCAGACCAAGTTAGAGTTGTTGACAATATAATAAAATTTAGTGGAATAACATCATTCTTTGGATCAGATTTAATACAAATTGGATCCGAAATAATGAAGATTGAGGGTGTAGGAATTGGTAGTACAAATACGATTAGAGTCCGTAGACCTTGGTTAGGGACTGTATTGTCTGGATATGGAACAGGAACTCTTGTTACTAAAATTGTAGGAAACTATAATATTGTTGATAATCAACTTAATTTTACTGAAGCACCTTTTGGTAATGTTCCTATCGGTTCCACAACAAATCCACCAGATGAAAGAGACTGGACTGGAATATCAACTGGTTCTAGTTTCCAAGGAAGAAGCTTTATGAGATCTGGTATTACAAATACCTTAGATGAAGCATATCACAAAAATTATATTTTTGACGATATATCTAATGAATTTAATGCCACGGAAAATGAATTTAGATTATATCAAAATGGATCTGACGTAACTGGCATTTCTACAGAAAATGGAGTTATATTAGTTAATAGTGTATTCCAAACACCTGGATTATCTGATTCATATGTAATCAATGAATCTTCTGGAATCTCAACAATTTCTTTCCAAGGAACTGATACGTCCCCACTTGGTCCAGATGTTGGTATTTCCAGTTTCCCTAAAGGTGGAATTATTGTTTCTGTAGGATCAACAGAGGGATTTGGATATCAACCACTAATATCTGCTGGTGGAACTGCAACAGTTTCTGGACTTGGCACTATCTCTTCTATTAGTATTGGAAATAGTGGTTCTGGATATAGATCTGGGATTCAAACTGTTGTAAATGTCGGTGTTGGAACGTCTAGCACAGGAACAGGAAATATTGAGTTTATTGGAACTGCTGCTATTAGTGGTGGTAATATTGTAAGTGTTGCGATCACAAATCCTGGATCTGGATATACCTCAACAAATCAACCGTTTGTTGTGTTTGACGACCCATTAAGTTATTCAGATATAAATCTACAATACTCAGCATCAAGTGTTGTTGGAGTTGGAACTAGTGCTGTAGTTGATATTGTTGTTGGTCAAGGATCTAGTGTTATTGATTTTGTATTTAAAAATACTGGATATGGATTTGGGAACGGTGAAATTTTAACCGTTCCGGCCGGTGGATCTACAGGAATACCAACAACCTCATCTTTCTCAGAGTTCCAAATAACAATTGATGAAATTTTTAGTGATGAATTTACTGGTTGGACTATTGGTCAACTTCAGGTATTTGATAGTGTTGAAAAATTTATTGACGGAAGCAGGAAAGATTTTCCACTTTCTTTAAATGGAAATACAGTTTCTATTGTTTCTGGAAAAGGATCTAAAATTAATGTTGAGGATGTTCTTCTAATATTTGTGAATAATATACTTCAAGTTCCCGGCAAAGGATATACTTTCAATGGTGGAAGTATTGTAACATTTACTGAAGCACCCAAAGTTGATGATATAATAAGCATTATATTCTATAAAGGGTCAGGTGATTCTGATGTAATCTTTAGAAATGTAATTGAGACTGTTAAAAAAGGTGATACTCTTCAAATTAAACACGATGCATCTATTGGACAAGCATCATCACTAGATGAAGATGAAAGAGTTGTTAATGAAGTTAAATCTACAAATTTAGTTGGATCAAATTCATATTCTGGACCAGGAAATACTAAAGATGTTACTTTAGAAAGACCTGTTATTTGGTGCAAGCAAACTGAAGATGTTTTTATTGATCAAATTGCTGTTGGAAAAGATAGAGAACTTTATGAACCAGTTATTAATCCAAGTGCTTATATTACAAAATCTGTAGGAGTTGGATCTACTGCAATTTATGTTGATAA